TTTCATGTAGTGGACTGCTCCGCTGATTTCTTTCTTGTATGCTATTGGTAGCCTGAGTTTAGTGATAACATCTATCTTGACCTCACGCATTATCTTATCAGCTAGGTCAAGCGTGGGTGCTGCTATCCATATTCTTTTGTTTGGGGTAAGTAGATACGGAAGGATCTCTTTGGCTGCTGAGTAGGACTTGCCCGATCTACGACCTTGGACATTTACGCGGAATCGCGCTGCGGAGTTATGTACCTTTAATTGATTAGGCGAGGGCTGGTACTTCAGTACCTTCCAAAGCTTCGTCTTGTTTAATACTCTTCTTCTCAATAGGAGAATCCTCGTATCCGCATTCTTTCAATAGATTTTCTAGGTTGCCCACCAATTCAAGCTCGTTGCGGTCTGATTGGCCTAGGTATTGCTTACCTAAGAATATCAGCATTGCATTGGAGCCTTGTTCGGCTGTCTTCCATTGTAGTTGGCGTAGCTTGATCTTCATGCTTTCTCTGCCACGCTCTAGTTCATCTTTGAATCTTTTACGTATGGTGTGTTCATCGCAATTGTGTAGCTTTGCGATCTCTACTGTAGAGCAACCGAAACTTGCCAACATCTCTACTTTGTCAGCATCGATCTCTATCATTGGTCTACCGCGTTTTTTCTTTTCCATAGGATTCCTTTGTTTCACTAAATAGTGTCTTCGTTGACATCGTTTGGAAATAGATCCCAGCATTTCTTTAATGCTCTTCTCCAATAGGTCTTTGCCGATGAATCTGATATGCCTAGGCTAGAGGCTATCATTGGAAATGTATGTGATTTTAACCGCATACGAAATACTTCTAGTTCTCTACTGGATAGAGTGTCGTATGCTTGATGCGCTTTGAGCTGCCAATGTCTGAGGTTGGGGGCGATTAGGCCAGATCGGAAGATAGCCAACTTTTGAAAGAACTCGTCTCCTAGGTCGATGGATTCCAGGAGGCGTTCATAGTCTTTGTTAGTGATTAGTGGATAGTCCATTTTGCAACAACTTTCTTAGCAAAAAAATAAAAAAAAATTTTACGCGCAAGGTACGTCGCGCAGATTTTTGTAGCCTTGTGGTACGCATTTTTACTCATATATACTCAGTCCTGGAGCTATGCGATTTGTTAGTTCGCGAAACATTGACGACAAAATAAAGATTTTAAACTTTTTGAGCAAAATGAAACGTACAAATTAAACTTTTTTAAATTCGCTTTGGTTAGTTTCTTTTCACGCTCTCAAAAAAATCATATCAAATGTTAATTATATATAATTATTGTAATAATAATTATTGCTTTTATACCTTGTTTATATATATATTACGCTATCAATTAACATAAGGATTAAATAAAATGAACATAATTATTAACAAAGAAGAATTTGAAACACTTTTGCAAGTGGAAGAATTTTTACAAAGTGAAATATATTCTACAGGGAATGATGAAGTTGATACAGATATCACTTCAAACATTGGTAAGATTATTTCTAAAGCAATTAAATCAAATAATTTAGTTGTCTCTTTACCTAATGATAAATACAATAAATTAATGAAAGGGAGAAAGTAATGAACAAGCAAACATCTGCAACTTACTCAAGTGTTTACGAAATGAGAGCAAAAAGCAAGGGAACATTTTTATTGAAATATTTAAATGAGATTGAACCTTTGAGATATATGGACATGCAAAAGCTTTTAAAGAAATTAGAAAAGAATACTATCACTAAAAATTACAGATTAACTAGTTGTAATTTTAAAATGCTTAGCAAGTCATATGTTGGAGGTTATTGGGGGACTAATTTAGGATGGTTGAATAGTAAAGAGCTTATTAAAAAAGATTCAAACAACCTTTATAGAATTACAAAAAAAGGTTTGAAATATATCGATAATCCATTTTCTAAATTTATACCACCTAAAAATCATACTGAAGAAACTTGGCGAAAACGTTTAAAGCAAAACGACGCGGAGTTAAAAAAACAATGGAGAGAAATTAAGATGATGAAAAACTTACACGATAGATTAAAAGAGCAAAAATCTTCAGTTAGCGAAAAAGATTGCTTAGAGGCTTTAGACTATTTCACACAAATAGGTTTTAAAGATGAATTATCAAGCGATAGAAAACACTACTTTAATATTTTATTTAAAAAAGTAGCAAACGATTACAATATTGTAATTTGGTAAATCCTAACTGAAGAGAGCAAAAGCTCGAAACTAGCTAATAATTTTTAGCTAGTCTTAGGTTAAAAAACATAAGGATAAATAAAATGAATTTAATTACTCAAAATAGCAAACTTAAAAAAACGTCAAAACACTTTAATAAAAGAGTTTTCAATTTTGGTATACCTGCTTATAAATCAAGCACGGGATTTGTTACCTGTCCATTAGCGGACGATTGTATAAAATTTTGTTACGCTCGAAATGGTGCGTATACTTGGAGCAATGTGAAACCCGCTTTTGAAAGGCGTTTGAATATATCGCAGCTATCAAGTTTTGATCTGTTAATGGTGGAGGAAATAAAAAAGAAAAGAGCGGATTTTGTTAGGGTGCATGATAGCGGAGATTATTACTCAAAAGAATATCTTTTGAAATGGTTTAAAATTGCGGAGGCGTTACCAGGGGTAAAATTTTATTCATATACTAACAATGTTAATATGATAAAAAAGCTCAAATCAATTCCGATTAATTACGATTTTATTTTTTCAGATTCTGGGAAGCAAAAACATTTAATAGATAAATCAAAAGATAGGCACACTAAGATTTTTAATAATATTGATGAATTAAAAAACGCAGGATATAAAGATTCATCAAAATTTGATTTGTATGCAACTAGATGGTTTAATAAAACTAATAAAGTTGGTTTGATAATTCATTAAATCCTAACTGAAGAGAGCAAAAGCTCGAAACTAGCTAATAATTTTTAGCTAGTCTTAGGTTAAAAAACATAAGGATAAATAAAATGAACAATAAAATAAAAGATAATAAAGAAAATATCATTGATAATATTTACGATAATTTATTCCCAGAAATAAACCAATTAATAAATGAGGTTATAGAGAAACACGGCAATATAAATGGCGAATTGCTTTGTAGTAAAAGCCTTGATTATGAATTTAGGGAAGTATTTGAAAATCTTTCAAAGTGCATTTATAAACAATTATTAGAAAATTAAGGATTATAAAATGAATAAAATATTTTATAAAACAGCGGAATTTTTAACGCTCATATATATTGTTTTAATTTTTTGTTTTCTGTTGATTTTTTTCAACGTATAAAACAGAAATAAGAAAATAATTTTTTAAGAAATTTTTAAGATTTTTTAGAAATTTTTAGGGATTTTTGAGCCTATTTTGACCAATATTTTTATATTATTTCGGCTAGGATTTTTATATTATTTCGGCTAGGATTTTTATATTTGATCACATAAGATAAAATTTTTATATTAATAACATAAGGATAAATACAATGAATAAGAAAACAAACAAACTAAGATGGTTTAAATTTCCAGATACTATTGGACCGAAAGCTGTCATCGAGGATAATCTGGAAGAAGAAGGCTTTAGCTGCTATGAGGTAAATCCATCACCTAATGCAGGATACTTCGAGGTTTTGGTGGGAATAAGCCAGGAGCAGATTGAAGACCTAGGAACGCTTAGATATGAATGGGGATTTGACGAAGATGATTTAAGCTTCTACGAAGTTGATGCAAAAACAAAATTATATATTGAGGCTTAGGATGACTTATAAAAAACAGGTAAGGGTCTTTTCTATGTTTACAGGCATAGGTGGATTTGAGGTAGGCATAGAGAACTCTTATATTAATCACAAAATGGTAGGATTTTCTGAACTAGATAAATATGCCATTGAAATATTCAATAAACATTTTAAAGGAATTAAGAATTATGAAGATGCAACAAGAATCGATGAAACTAAATTACCAAACTTCGACCTACTCGTTGGAGGGTTTCCTTGCCAAGCATTCAGCGTGGCAGGAAACCTTCGAGGATTTGACGATACAAGAGGTACACTCTTTTTTGATATCGCACGGATTCTCGGTCACAAAAAACCCAAACATTTTATACTCGAAAATGTACGAGGTTTATTATCTCACGGATCTGGCAGAACTTTCCAGAGGATCATTGAAGTTCTCACCAACCTTGGGTATTTGGTCGAATGGGAGGTTCTCAATAGTAAAAACTATGGAGTCCCACAGAATCGGGAAAGAGTGTATATTATCGGACATCTTAGAGGACAAAGTAGACCCAAAGTATTTCCTATCAGAAAAAGCGAAGAAGTATCTGATTCGAGC